GGTGGAGAAATACCGTCCACAAACTCTTGCTGACTATGTTGGTAATGAAACCATCAAAGAAACAATTCAGCAATATTTAGATGCAAACGACATACCACATTTATTGTTGTATGGAAAAGCAGGTACTGGTAAGACCACACTTGCTAAACTAATCGTAAACACAATCAAATGTGATTATATGATTATCAACGCATCGGATGAGAATAATGTTGATACGGTAAGAACGAAAGTTAAGAACTTCGCATCATCGGTTGGATTTGCAGGTTTTAAGGTAATCATATTAGATGAGTTTGATTATATGACACCGGGAGCACAAGCGATTTTGAGAAACTTAATGGAAACATTCAGTAAGCATTGTCGTTTCATCTTAACTTGTAATTACATTGAGAAAATCATTGACCCTATTCAAAGTAGATGTCAATCTTTCGCAATCACACCTCCGACTAAAAAAGATGTAGCAGTTCAAGTAGCAAAGATATTAGATGCTGAAAAGATTAAGTATGAACCAAAGAATATGGCTGATGTGATTAATTCATATTACCCAGATATTAGAAGAATACTTAATACTTGTCAATTACAATCTGCAAAGGGAGAATTAAAAGTAGACCATAGAGTAATGGTTGAAGCAAACTTTGCAACTAAGCTTATTGAATTGTTAAAGGAATCCGATGACAAGCGAAATATGTTTATGAAAATTAGACAGGCAGTAGCAGACAACAAATTAAACGATTATTCGGAAATGTATACAATGTTATACGACAAAGTGGATGAATACGCAACAGGAAATGTAGCAAATGTGATTTTAACTATTGCAGATGGATTATCAAAAGATGCATTAGTAGTAGATAAGGAAATCGTATTTATGTCTACAATTATACAAATATTAAACATAATAAAATAATGGAACAACAACAACAATTACCACCGAATTTTAATTTAAACGATGCAAGAGATATGGATTGTGATTGTGGTGGAAAAATATTCTTACCAGGTTACAGATTCAAAAAAATTAGTAGATTATTAACAGGTGCACCAAAGGATTCGGTTATGCCAATTGAATTGTATGTATGTGCATCATGTGGAAAATCATTGAATGAATTATTACCACAAGAATTGCAAGAAACAAAAATTATAGAATAATGGCCCAAAAGTTATTTGACCATATTAACGCAATAACTACTATTCAAGACCCAAAGTATTTTGACAAACTTTCAGAAGAAGATTTAAAAACTTGGAGTAACTTTATGATTAATAGATTTTTATCAATGAAGCCTGAGTGGGTTGAATTGATTGCATCCATTTTACCATTGACGCAAACCCTTTCTCCAAAAGAAATGTACAGTTTGTATATTAATGTTATTCCAAAGGGTAAATACTTTTTGAAATATATTAAAGGAAAATCCGAAGATAAATATGAACAATTTATAGTAGACCTTTTAAAGAAAGAATACGATTGTTCGGAAAATCAGGCAATTGACTATTTAGAGGTACTATATTCCACAAGAGAAGGTAGAGAATATCTTAAGTATGTTTGTGAAAAATATGGTATAGATAAAAAACAAATTACAAAACTGAAGCTTAAAATATAATGATAGAAAATAAAACATTTTGTATATTACCATTCATACATTTTAATGGCTATATGGATGGAACTGCAAAAGCATGTTGTGATTCTCAAAAAACATTTACCGATATAGATTTAAATTCAACCGATATTAATACGGCATTCAATTCAGATGAATATAAAAAGTTGAGGTTGGATATGTTAAATGGTGTTGAAAATTCATATTGTACGGCGTGTTATGATTTAGAAAAACAAGATATAAATTCATCAAGATTACGATGGAACGAACATCACATTAAAAAAATTGCAGGTTTAGAAAAAAAATATTTTAATAAAAAGAATTTTAAAGGTGAAATTGAACCAAATTTTATTTCGTTGGATTTGAGACCATCTAATATTTGTAATTTTAAATGTAGAACGTGTAATGATGGATTTTCAACTAAATGGCAAGAAGAAAAAGAAGACTTTTACAAAATAAACGAAAATGTTTTATATTTTGGTAAAGAAAAATTGAGTGGAGTAAATAAAGTTAATTTTAAATTGAATGAAGATTCAATGAAAAATATAGAAATATTATATTTTGCAGGTGGGGAACCATTTGTTTTGGAAGAACATTTTGAATTATTGGAATCCATAAAAGAAAAAAAACACATTTCAATAATGTATAATACTAACTTTAGTATTTTAAAATATAAAGGAAAAACTATATTTGAATACCTAAAAGATTTCAGAAGTGTTCATTTTTCTATCTCAATAGATGGACTTGGTGAAGTCGGTGAATTTGTTAGAACCGGATTTGATACTAAAATATTTAAAAAGAATTTTTTAATTATGAAATGGGCAATTGACCATTATAAAAATGTATCATATGATTTTCAATACACTTGTTCGGTTTTAAATTCTTTTAATTTTTTTGAATTTTTAGAAGAATTGGGTGAAGATGATGATTTAATTAATTTTCATTATATACAATATCCATTTTGGTATAATACTATAAATTTTGATGAAGCTAAAGATAATACTATAAAATTATTTGAAGAAAAATTAAATACAATAGTTTCTGATAAACTAAAATCTGCCATTTTAAAATATTTAGAATATTTAAAAAATTCCAAAGTTACAGATTGGGATAAAATAAATGCTAAAAAATATTTAAGAGGAAATGTGGCACATACACTATTATTTAATGATTTGGAATTACCTGAAAAATTATCTTTTGTAAACGATTTGATAGTTGAAAAAAAGAATATAAGACTCATATAATTTGGTAAATCCAATTATTTGTCTTATATTAGATGTAATATGGCAAGAGTATCATTTTCACAATATAGCATGTGGCATAATTGTCCACAACAATACAAATTAGCATACATAGATAAGTTAGGAGAAAATTCTTCTAACATTCATTCAATCTTTGGAACTGCAATGCACGAAACACTTCAAAATTATTTGGAGAAATGTTTAAGAATATCAAAGTCACAAGCTGACAAAATGATTGACTTAAAGGAATATCTAAAAGAAAGAATGAAAGATGCATATCTCAAAGAAACCGAAGGTGAAATAGGTAATACTACAATATGTACCAAAGAAGAAATGGTAGAGTTTTTAGAAGATGGAAATGTCTTATTAGATTGGTTTCAAAAACCCAAAAACTTTAATAAATTCTTTTCGTTAAAACACGATGAGTTGGTAGCAATTGAACAACCTATAAACACAAAGATTTCAGAGAATGTAAACTTTATGGGTTTTATTGATTTGGTTATTAGAGATACCTTTACAGGTAAATACAAAATTATTGACTTTAAAACTTCTACAAGAGGTTGGAGTAAGTATCAAAAATCAGACCCTGTTAAAAGTGCACAAATCTTATTATATAAAAAGTTCTACGCTGAATTACTAAGTATTTCTGAAGATGTGATTGATGTTGAATTTATCATATTAAAAAGAAAAGTAGAAGTAAGAGAGGACATTCCAACACATAGAATGAGTAAGCATGTACCCGCAAATGGTAAGATATCAGTAAACAAAGCATGGAAAGGTTTTACGGACTTTGTAGAGAGTGTATTTGACAAAGATGGTAATTATAAAACGGAAATAGAGTACCCAAAGAACGCAACCAAACTATGTGAATGGTGTGAGTTTTTTCATAGAGGATTGTGTGATAGAGGATTAAAAAATTTAAATTAAACAATATATATTTTAAAAGTTATGGCAAAAAAGAAGATTCTGTTATTGGCGGATGATTTAAGAATGGCAAGTGGTATTGCAAACGTTTCTAAGCAATTAGTTTTAGGAACTGTTGATAAATATGATTGGGTACAATTAGGTGCAGCAATCAAACATCCTGAAGCGGGTAAAGTATTTGATTTAAACGATAGTGTTAGAGAACAAACGGGTGTAAAAGATGCAAGTGTTAAAATATATCCATTTGATGGTTATGGTAATGCCGATGTAATTCGTCAATTACTAATGGTTGAAAAACCTGATGCAATCTTACACTTTACTGACCCAAGATATTGGTTATGGTTATATGATATTGAACATGAGATTCGACAAACATGTCCTTTATTTTTTTATCATATTTGGGATGATTTACCAGACCCAAAATACAATAGAGATTACTACGAAAGTTGTGATTGGATTGGATGTATCTCAAAACAAACATATGGTATTACCCGTAGAGTTTGGGGATGGGATAAAGAGAAACATTGGACTAAACCTGAAGCTTGGCAAGTGAGTTATGTACCACATGGTATCAATTCCGACTTATATAAACCAGTAGAAGTTCCAAAAGATTTTAAAGAAAGTATATTTGGAGATAAAGAATATGAATTTGTTCTTTATTGGAATAATAGAAATATTCGTAGAAAACAACCAATTGATGTAATCTTAGCATTCGACAAATTCGTTGAAGCATTGAGACCTGAAGAAAGAAGTAAAGTGTGTTTATTAATGCATACTGCTCCTGTTGAAGAACATGGAACGGATTTACCAAGAACAATTGCAGAATGTTGTTCACCTGAAACCAATGTAGTATTTGCACCAAACAGATATTCCGAAGAACAATTAAACTATCTTTATAATATGGGTGATGTCACAATCAATGTAGCATCTAATGAAGGATTTGGTTTAGCAACGGCAGAATCGGTAATGGCAGGAACACCAATTATAGTAACGGTTACAGGTGGTTTACAAGACCAATGTGGATTTAGAGACAAAGGTACGGGTAAATTAATAACTGCAGAAGATTATGTAGAAATTGGTTCATTACACGATAGACATAAAAAAGCAGGTGTAGTTTGGGGAGATTGGGTTAAACCAATTTGGCCAGTTCGTTCAACAACAGGTTCGGTTCCTACTCCATATATTTTTGATGATAGAGTTGATTTTGAAGATATTACTCCATTGATTATGGATTGGTATAAAATGCCAAAAGAAGATAGAGACAAAGCTGCATTAAAAGGTAGAAAACATTTTATGGGTGAAGGTTTATTAAGTAGAGAAGCAATGTGTAAAGAATTAGTTGATGGTATGGAAGGAGCATTTGAAAATTGGAAACCAAAACAAAAATTTAAATTAATAGAGTTATAGTATGAAACCAACATTAGTATTTCAGGCACCAATAGCAACAAGAAGTGGGTATGGTGACCACGCAAGAGATTTATTACATTCTCTTTATAAATTAGATAAGTTTGAAATCAAAGTAATTAGTACACGCTGGGGTAATACTCCGATGGACTCACTTAATTATGACAATCCATTTCATAAGTGGATAGTTGATAGTATTATTCCAAAAGTAGAACAAAAGCCTGACATTTATATTCAGGTTACTGTACCAAATGAATTTCAACCAGTAGGACATTATAACATTGGAATTACCGCAGCAATTGAAACAACACATTGTCCATTAGATTGGGTGCATGGTTGTAATAGAATGGATTTAATTATAGTACCATCTGAACATTCAAAAAAGAGTTTAGTAGATAGTGTTTATAATGAGGCCGACAACAATACAAAACAATTAATAGCAC